CGCCGCGTCCTCGCTCCGCTGCGGGCGCGCGCCGTTTGATGCAGCGCCTTCTACTGAACGGAGGTACGGGTATTTTTGTTCCAACTGCGCGCGATATTGGGCGTCGGCAAATAGATCGCCCTGGCGGGAAAGGAATTTTGAAAGATTTGAGGGGCGGCCACGAGGACGCGTGGCAGCTCTTGCTCGCGAAAGTGATTTTTTGTTTTGTGCGCTCATTTGAAGACCTTTGCCGCGCACTGGGCACGAAGTGCCTCGATGTTTATGAAGACCCGGCGACCAAAATGAATCGTAGGTAAATACCCGCGATCACACATGCTGTAGACGGTGGCATGGCTTAAGTTTTGTAGCTCAGCCCACCGCTCTCTTGTTATACAAGGTAGAAGACCGGCGGAAACGGCCGCTAGCTGAAGCTGGTCAAGGTTTTCGAATTTGTCGTTTGCGCCCATAATGCTTAGATGATTTCCATTACCGTGTAACATTACCACGGTAATAATACACGATGAGGTAGCGGAGTCAACAATGCGAACAATCGCGGATCGTATGAAGTGGGTGATCGGAAACTGGCTTCCTGAGAGAAAGCGCTTCACCACGCTCGAAAAATTGTCAGGAATCCCTTCTGGGCACTGGAAGAATTTTTGGCATGGAAAGCAGAGAGCGCATGAGCACATGATTCAGGCTTTAGCTCGCCAATGGCCTGAATATGCTCTCTGGCTTGTGACAGGAGTCGATGATCCTGAAGCGGGGCAGACTAGTCCGCCTGAGTCTCTGCCTGATTATGAACAACGAACCGCAACGGGAAAGTTTCTCGCGAGGAAAGTCGAGCTCGACGAGATTCAAAACTCGACGCAAACGATGGCGGTGCTGAGAGACCCAAATTTTTCAAAGCAAAGAAGTGCGGAAGACGAGACCGCTCTGCTGCACTCGTATGCCGATAATCTCACTGGGTTTGTATTGCATCACTCGACCAAGGGGCGGGTCTTAGAGTTGAATGCAAAAGGCCAAATCCCCTTTGACGAATTAGTAGCCAACGACTCTGAGCTTTTACGACTTCAAGCAATACGAAAAAGCGAGAATGACAGTTAAGCCCGTTAAGACGGGCTGGCAGGTCAATATCCAACCCGGTGGAAGAAGCGGAAAGCGCATCAAAAAGACGTTTCCTACAAAAGCGGAAGCAGTTGCCTGGGAGCGCCATGTCCGGGCAAAAGCACAGGAAAATCCTGACTGGGTGGCGCCTAAGCGAGATTCCCGCCTATTGTCCGATTTGGTTGATCTTTGGTATCGGCATCATGGCATCGGATTACGTGACGGTGTGCGGCGTGAGCGAATCCTGAAAGCTATCTGCGAGGCGTTAGGAAATCCCCGAGCGGAATCCGTGACGGCCGATATGTTTGCCGAGTACAGAACTCAGCAGATCGACG